TTACCATCTTTAGCTTTTACTTTAAACTCACCTTCTGCAAGGTATAAATCTCTAGCCATGTCTATCATAATCTCAGCAGCATCCATAAAAGTTTTTTCATATCGTTTAGCTACTGACATAAATCTTTCAGTCTCTAGATCGTTGAACTCTCTTAGGGCTTTACCTGAGTCTAGACCAGCAGGTTTTAAGGATTGAGCAGCTAGTTGAGAGATACCTGATATTTCATAAGCTCTTTGATATAGACGATCTAGGTGAGAGAATAATTCACCTGGGATACCACCAAGAGGAGCATAAGCTGGAGGAGTTCCTGCATACTTAATAATCCCACCAATACGATTGTTAAGGTGAGACGATACGATCTTAGAACTAGCTTCTACTAGTAACTTAGGAACACTGACAAGGTGCATTGATACTTGTATTGTTCTTAGTATTTTGTTAATCTCTAGCTGAATACCTTGTAGCTGCTCTGCTAAACCTTGACCAAAGAAGCCAACAGGTCTATCACCCCATCTAAAAAATACAAATGGAAAATAATCTTTATCATATTGTTCTTCAAATAGAGTAGCACTAGAGATACAAATAGTATGTTTACCGTCTTTTGCTTTTGGTCCAGACTTTAAGTGCCAAGACTCTACAACTTTTACCATGTCTTTATATGTAGATGATTGATAGTCTTGAAAACTATTATCGTCTGTGTTCATTGCTTGATCTATCTGTAAGTCAAAACCTGGAAAGGTTTCTTTTAGAACTGATTTTTGAACGTACTTAACTTGGTGAATTTGTCTCGGTTTAGCATAAAAAGATTCTACATCATCTATCTTTATCTCTTCAATCATTACTCTTTCTGTTTTTATTTGACCGTCTTCGATAAAAATTTTAAGACAACCTGTGCCAAAAATACAAGCATCTTGAAATGCCATAGTAGCTTTTTCATAAAAATCAGTGTGAGCGTAGATACCTTCTACAAATTTTGTAAGTTTTTTAGCTTTAGTCTGTAAACTAAAATCCCCACCAGAGGTGAGGAATGTAGCTTTTGGTTTATTTTTAGTTATCTTTGAGACTACAGTATCTACCATAGACTGCACTACGTTAAGAGTAACCCGATTGGTTACATTGTAGGAGGCTTCAATTCTGTAGTAATTTAAAGCATTTAGACCAAAGTAATCAAAGTTTCCGTATAACCTAGCATATCTTAAGTTATCAGCTGATCTATATTGTTGTTTACTATCTAGACTGTTAACATAAGCAAATAGTTCTTGATGTAAGTCATTGTTACTAGCTAACCACCATTTACTTCCGTTAATTTCTGAATAATTATCCATGAAATATCCTAAGTATTAGAAGACCAAAACATTAGTTCATCGTCTTCCTGTTTTTGTATTTGTTCATTTTCATGTTTAGATTCGTCTAAGTGCTTTTGTAGTTCCTCTACGTTAGCTAAACCCTCTACTAATCCTATGTCAGAAAGTTCGAACTCTAGCTCTTTTGACCTAAACGATTTTACTTTATTATTTTTACACCATATAATAAAGGACTTAACGTCATCAAGTTCATTTAACATGTCCTCTCCTATTGTTCATCCATTATATTATCTAATTCTTCCATATCCTGCTCATATAACTTCTCTAATTCAAAGGCATATGGATCTTTCTTACGCTCTTCACATTCTCTAGCTTCCTTCATTTCTAGCTCTTTCATGTAGGCATCTGATCCCTCTTTTGGCTGGGCTTTTGGCTTTTCAGATAGATAATGACGGCATTCCCTCCAAGCATACAGTACAGCGTCACAGATGTCAGAGTGATAAGTGTCTGAAATCTTTGGTCTTTCTGGATTACGAATTTTCGAATCCTTGTCCCACTGTACCAACATGCAATCCTCTTCAAATAGAGAACTCTTGAAGGCTTTAAATTTTTCAGTTCGTAAGTCGTCATTTAATAGCTCTATAAATTCTACCTTTCGGGTCTTGTCAGCAGCCTCGATATTAAGACCGTGT